TTGGTGATTTTCATTACTGACAACATTAATCCAAACTGATAGCTCTTTGGAAGTTTGTGTTGTTGGCGCTTAAAGGATGGCTTTGTTTTCGCTTGTCGCAAAGAATGTTACTGGCTCACTTGCACAATCTATTGGAAATAGCTGCATGATGAGTAAAGACGATACAAAGAAAGTTTCCAACTTCATTAGAGAGAATACGAAGAAGTATTGGAAGCCACTAGCTGTGGTTAGCGTAGCTACCGTCCTAGCAATAGGAGCGGTCAAACTCTACAATAAGTGTGACGCATTGCAGAGGTTGAGTGAGTGTGCACCCACTGAAACAGAACTTGAAATATTGGACGAATCCACCGAAGTTATCGAATGTGGTCCAGTTTTACAAATGGGTGTTTTACACGATCTTGAACAGTTGGCACAACAACTGCTTGAGGAACTAGACTTAGAAGACTGCTTAGAAGAGGATAGAACGGAACTTAACTATATGAAATCAGTACTTGGAAAAGATCTTGAACGATTGGCTGAAGCCAAAGATGGAGATGGCAAGAATGCCAAAACCATCGAAGTAATGGAAGAAAACATTAAACTCAAGAATCTAAGAAACTGTAGAAAGTGCGTTAAAGATAACTATTTGGGAAAGTCCATTAAAGCAATGGCAACTAAGATAAGAAATGCTTTCCCTAGCCCAAATGGTAGCGAGTTGCAACAAAAGGCAATGAGCATGTATATCTTTAAGGAATGCAGGAAACTGCACATGCGTGAAAGTCAAGCAGCCGTACTAATTCCTAAAGCAGTAGCACTGGCCTCAATTCCAACAATAGATCAAGTTAACGTACAACTAGTGACAAAGACAAAATCAGTCCAAATACGTTATAACAAAAGGAATTGGTCAGGTAAGATGGATAAAGCCGATACATGGCTCAGCGGAATTCTTGCCGCTGTTTTACCCACCCGCTAGGGGTGCCTAGTCAGGGCACAGGGGTTTGACACTAGCGTCAAATTTGAGTGCACCCCTGAAATGGAGGTCCTTGACTGGGATTTTACAAGAGAAGTTAAGTCTAGAGATTTAATTTGTGTTAATTTATGTAGTTTCGATCAGGAGTTTGGAATACATAATAATAGTTTAGCTAACCTCGGACGAGCTTTACAAGAACGTGTATTCTTAGTGCAAGGGAAATCAGGCTTGGAGAGACCACCAAGACCCTTGCCAGGAGCATTGGATTATTTGAAGTTTAGGGAACTGTGGGTGTCAAACCTACAAGGCTGCCACCGCGTACCGTATGGAGAAATCCTCGCTGCGTACAAAGGTCGTAAAGCCTCGCGTTATTCTGACGCGTTTGATTCCCTAGAACATAATCCAGTGTGTGAAGCAGATGCACAACTCACCGCGTTTTTGAAAGCCGAAAAGACTAATTTAAGTGTTAAGAGCGATCCAGCTCCTAGGCTGATACAGTTTCC